TTCTCCGCTTCAACGCGTGTGGTCTTGAGTTCGCGCTTGAGGTCGTGAGTTCCCTCGCGCTTGGAATACTGATAGAAGCTGCCAATATGGGTGAAAATAAACGCAACGCCAATCATGAGGGCTGCGAACACATCTGCATTCATTCGGATCATTAGTTATTACCTTTCGCCAATACATTCACGGTCACTGAGGATTCCTCGGCTGGCCAGAACATATGCTGGATACCTTGCTCGGTTTCGATTTCGATGATGTCAATGCCCCCGATGGATGCGGGAGACTTGAAGATTTCAGTAATGGTGCCAGTGAAGCTGAGGACTACTTGGTCGCCTTTGTTCATTTGCGGAGCGCCTTCTTGAAGTTGTGCCAATCCTCAATCTCGGTGTCGATGTCTTGTTGTGGAATGAGCATGATCAGAGCTGCCGTACCGATGACGGCCAGAGTTGTGATAACAATTCCTAGCATTATGTTGCCCCTGTTCTGGATGCTTCGGGTTCCTGTCCCCTCGGCTCTAGGAGTAGTTCATCAGCGATTGGGGGGAATGTCAACAACCGTCAATTAGGCAATTTCGGCGTGTCGTGGAAAGACCCCAGCCGTTTGGTCTACTCGGAATCGAGTTTCAGGGACGGTTCTGGGGCCGATAATAGTGACCCCCTTGGTGCGCTTTAAGTAGAGGCGTAGGGGGTGCTGTAGGTCAATTATAGCCCCTAGAAACGACGAAGAAGCCCCCCAGCGCCGGCGAGGTGGCGTTGAGGGGCTTAGCCTTTACTTAAGGCTTCGTTAGGTAAGGGTTAAGGGTTTTCGGTGGCGATTTCGCCTGAGATGGCCATATAAGCCGCGGCGTCGATGAAGCTGTCGAGATGCTCCGGGGACTCGATGAGGCGGGCAACCTTGACCTGAGCCATGCAGAGGGCCACTTGCGCGGGGCTGATCTCGGTCTCTAATACAACCGACCAGAGAGCGGCGATGCGTTCGTGGTTCACTTTTGGAGTGCCGTAATTCTTGTCACGGTCACCATGAGTCAGCCGATTGGCTTCATCGAGGATTTCCTTGCGGTTCATGAGCTTTGCCCCCTGATCGTCTTGCGTCCCCTTGGCCAAGTTGCAGGGAGCGCATAATGCTTGCAGATTGCTTTCATCATTCGTGCCACCCTTGGCGAGCGGAACGATGTGGTCAATGTGTGGCTCAATCTCGAAAAGACTAGCGCCGCAGTGTTGACACGTAAATCCGCAACGAGCCAAAATCCTCAACCGAACCGTTTGTGGAAACGAAATTCGAGTCGTGGATTTTGGCTCCTTGCTGGCTTTGATTAGTTTCTTAATCTCGGCACGGAGAGTCATTTCGTTTTAACGCACCGACATCCGTTGTGTTGACCGCGTTTGCGGTGCTTGATGATGGATGCGCTTTTGATGTCGAAGCCGTGCTCGTTGAGGAGCCGAGCGACTGCTGCCGCCGCGATGTCCTGTTTATCTACCAACTCCTCGAGGGCTTGTGCGTCTTCCTTGGCTAAATCAGCCAGAAGGCGGTTGACCTTGCACGGATAACCCTGTTGGAGTGGTGGATCAGCGAGGAATGCCTCGATTGCTTTGCGAAGGCTCAAGTTATGCCGCCGGAGCCGCCGGAGCTGTTGGAGCTGCTGGTGCAGGTGTGGTGGCCTTGATTTGAGCCTTGCCGACCTGATAAACAGCAATAAACTTCTGAGCCTTAGCGAGCGCTGCACCGATTACTGGTCCGAAGACAGAAGCGGCGGCGGCCTTAGCTACTCCGAGAGGATGATGGTCGCCTGAGTACCAGATACCAGCGGCAGTCGAGACGAATGCGATGGCGTAGTGTTCAGCAATTTTCGTAACTTTAGGAGAGATCTTCATGCTTGCCCTTTCTAGGCGAAGGTGTGGAAAGAATAACAGATTGAGTTAATTGACCCATTTTGGACGCGCCACGGCAACGACGAACGAATACTGGCGTTGCTTTTGATAGCAACCGTCTCCATTCGATTGGTTGACTCCCGGCGCTCCGGTGTTGCCTTCATAGGTGGTCAGGACACGGTGTTGGGTGTCGTTAGATACGACCAGACCAACGTGCTCCGCTTGCTTCTGACCTTCCCAGTTAAAGAAAACAATGTCACCAGCTTGAGCCGATGCAACTGGCACGAGTTGATGAGTGGTGGTGAAATGGTTGACCGCTGTTGGGCAGTAGGCGAAACCCTTCGGGGATTGGATCCCAGCGATGAGCGCTCCTGCACCAGCTTGGTTGAAGCAGTAAGACACGAACATGGCGCACCAAGATTGGTGGTTCTCGCCATACCATGCGCCGAAAATGCTGTCGTTATTGGGGCTTTCTTTGTAGCCTTGTTGGACATATTTCTTGGCAATATCTAAGACGGCGTTGGCTTGAATGGACAATGTGACTCCTATTGGTAAATCAGACGCTCGGCTAAGTCGCCGGGGGTAACGAGGTAATCTTCTTTGCCGAAAAGTGGAATTCCTGCTTTGCGGTAGCACTCGGCCACCAATTCAGAGCAGATGTATCCATTCTTCGTCGAGAGATATTTCATGAGCTTGGTATTGGCAAGGATTTTCAGCCCCAAAATACGGAATCCAAGATCAGCGATGACGAAAAACCCATAGGGCTTGCCGATAATCTGCCGAGCTTGGGCAACGATAATCAACCGCTGCTGGTCGTTGAGGACCTCGTGCTGATTCCAAGCGACGTGAGGATATTTCGACAGCGGGCTGATTTCGACGCCTTTAGGGTTGGCTTCGATAATCTGGTCGCCGCCGATGTAGATAAATGCGTGATTCCAGCGGGAGAGAGTGCCAATACGAATCAGCTTTCCCATCAGCCCGTTGGTCTTGACGCAACCGTAGTCCCCGATTCGGGGCTTGTAGTTACTCATAGTCTTCCAAGCTGTCAATCAAGTCCCGAAGGTCATCGGTCTGATTACGCTCGAGCTTGAGGATGTGTCGGATAATTTGGGCGTCCCGCTTAGTCTGCGAGAGCATGGAAATACCGACAATCAGCTCGATGATGACTGCGATGAAGCTGGCAATAAGCTGCCAGTGGACATAGGACGAATTATCCTTGAACCAGTGCGGACGAATCCACCAGACAATGCTGAGGACGGTCCAGAATATGATGAAAAACCAGTTACGGATGACTCCTTGAACCTTCCACGAGACTTGCTCGCTAAAAGTTAAAACGTCACCGGTGTCTGGGTGGATGAATTTCTTCTTAAACATCAGAGCCTCGCTTTCGACGAATGCCCCTGTTGCCTTTAGTTTCGGCCTTGATAATTTGTGCAATTACCCGATGAAAAATCCACCAGATAACGCCCCCGATTGCTCCTATTGAGAACGTGAACCCATAAAGTACGTTCGCCAAATCTGACCAGTCGTTAAGTGTTATTTAATTTTTCCTTACTGTTGAGGTTTATCCCCTGCCTCTATTTTACCAAGTAATAACTTTAATGTGATGTTTTCTTGAACCAATTCGCCTATGAGTTGTCTGAGACTTGCAATAATCTCATCGCTGCTCACTTGTGGCATTACTTAGATTCCAATGTGGCAACACGTTTCGCCAAATCTTGCAAGAGCGGAATCATGGCGATTGCTATTCTGTCGTAGTTAATCGAATCTGGTCGCTGTTGATCATCATAGTTGACAAGTAAATCTTTTAGCACTGGAATCTGTGCCACTTCTTCGGCAATAATACCTAGAATGCGTGGAAGTCCAGTTGTCGAATTATTATTCCGCTCGACATCGCCTTTGTCGTAGAACGTTTTTGGAGATAGAGCTAAAATTGAATCATTGGGGATTGTTACTGGATTGACTTCGGTTTTGTACCGCAGAGAAGATGTTACAAGCGCTATCAGCCCAGTGCTGCTGTTCATGAAGACATTAGCGGCTGATGAAGTTGTTGCTCGTCCGGGATTGTAGATATAGCCCAAGGCGTGAAGATCTCCGGTAATTCCAGCGCTTCCACCAGTTTGGAGCGAATAAGTCGCACCCGATGGCACGGCGTTGCCGAAGATTCCAGCCGAAGCAGAAACGGCCGCCGATGATGTCAAGCAATATGAAGTCGAGCTGGTAGCTGGCGAGAGGATTGTGCTACTTCCACCAGAATCGGAAATGTGGGAGCTGCTAATCGTCCAGCCGCCAATGGTTCCCGAGGTTGCAGTCATGGAGCCACTAGAGCTGACTTGGAATTGGCCCGATGATCCAGAATAAATGGTGATTGAGCTAAGGGTTCCAGTCGTAATCTTGCCAGCGTCTAGGTTAGCGATGACGGCGTTGGTGATAGGCGAGGACACCCATGATGAGCCATTCCATGCCCACTGACCGATGATATTGCCGCCAGAGTATTGCCACCAGATGTCTCCGGTATTTGTGCCAGAGCCAGAAGGACTAGAAGACGAATAAGTGATTTTATTCTTGCCGTTGGCTGATGCTTGTGCGGCTGTAGCAGTTGAAAGAGCTGTTGAAGCATTTGAGTTGGCTGTAGCGATTGACGTGTCTTGAACTACGACCCAGCTAGAGCCATCCCAACGATATTGCTTGTTTCCGTTGCTTGTATCGAACCAGATGTCACCAATAGCGGTGGCGTTAGGTGCGGATGAAGCGAAGAATGTGGTCGTGGTCTGAACCGTAGCGAT